CAGCATTGAATGATGTTGCCAAGAGAGCGATCCGGGATCGCCTGGTTAAGGCAATGTCTGAGGAAAAAATGAATACTGCTGATGCAGCTAAAGCTATAGGCGTCAAGCAGTATTATGTTTCCGCAATAAGATCTGAAAGCTCATGGAGTAAATGCTCCCCGGCAGCCTGGGAGAAGGCAAGGCGTTGGACCAACTCAGGTATGTCGCTTAAGAAGTATGGAGAGAGGATGAAAATGGATAAGATGGTTAATGAGGCATTTGATAAAAAGGAAGCTCCTAAGCATGAGGGTAGTAAGAAAGTGGCGGACATTAAGACCAAAGTCACTACCGTTGAAGAAATAAACAAAGCTGAGATCAAGGAAGCAGCTGCCGACACCAAACAGGAAAAGGAGCCCATTGTATGGGAGGCTGTGGATGAGAAGGAAGTGGAGAAGAAGAAAAGCAAGTTTGCCTCTCCTAAAACAGAAGAAAACATTGAAGATAAGGAGAAGAAGACTGATGCTGAGTTCAGAGAGCTACTGAAAAGGAGCCTGAAAGGCATCCATAAGAATCAGGCTGCAAGGAACAAGATATCCATCGCTGCTACTATACTCATTGCATGGTTCTTCATCTGGACCATAGTCGGAGTGCACACTGTCAATGACAGCCTTCATATCGTTGGTAAGATGCTACTCGACGGCTTCCTGGCTGTTGTATTCTCTGCTCTGTGGATATGGGTCAGAACCTGGATAATGACAACCAAGTGGAAACTGTGGTAATGGATATCCCGGAGGACATGAAGGATGAGCTTGGCATAAGAGACAGGCGACCAGGCTGCCTGTTTTGGATTGGAATAATAACATTAACCCTATTAATAATACTGTTATGACTTACACAATTAAGTATCAGTACGGAACATACTCAGGGACTGAGACAGTGCAGGCTGAGGATGGTGAACAGGCTATCGCTAAGATGTGGAGCCAGTTCAGAAGGTTAGGGTATCTAAACCTTCCGATGGCATACAAAAGCGCAAAGGTAATTAATGAGGAGGAGGAATGATGGAAGCAGAAGACTATCAGCCCTATGGTGAAGAATGGAAGAATGAACTTATGAAGATGCCAAAGATACAAATTATAGCACTATACAGGCAGCTGGCATTAGAACATCAGGAACTTAAGGCAGAGCTCGAAAAGAAGAAGTATCTGCCTGACAGCATCCAGGAAGCACTGAACTCAGGCGATGGAGTGTATAGACCGTGACTAATCAAATAATAATAGATATGGAAACAGGGATTGATTTAATTAATTATGAAAGGAAGAGACAAGTAAACGAGGAAGGATGGACATCCGAACATGATGATCAGTATAAAGGGCAAGAATTAGCGCTGGCCGGGGCTTCATATGCAACACCAGCTACATGGAGGGGTGATGCGTTTGTCTCACATGAAGGTAACCCACCAGATACTTGGCCTTTCAGTAAAGAGTATTGGAAGCCTGATACCTCAATGACAATAGCTGGTCGTATTCGTGAGCTACAAAAAGCAGGTGCACTGATAGCAGCAGAGATCGATAGACTTAACAGAATGTTGTAGAGGGGGAAGGGGGGTAGAATCTTTAGAGCGGAACGCCAGGTAATCGTAGGCGGAAGTCGCTCTGTTTTTGTGCAAAATTAGGAGATTTATGTCAAGAGGCAGGAAGAAGAAACCAGATGAAATAAAAAGACTGAAAGGAACAGATCAGCCCTGCAGGATGACAGGTGACGTTCCCAGGGGGGATGATTTCAATCTCCCACCCACCCCTGCCATACTTAACAAGTGGGGCAAAAGGGTGTACAGGAAACTGGGGGCTTCATTTGTCCGGGTGGGGATCCTTAATGAGTACACCATTAACTCCTTCCTGGTATTGTGCAAGGAGCTTGGTACCTACCTGGAGGTGGAAGAAGAGCTGAAGGACCTGGATAGCAGGTATGATATAGTGACGGACAAGGAAGGGAACGCAAGAACTGTCCCATCTGCCTTACATAAGATCAGCCGGGACCTGTTCTCTTCAGCTTCAAAGATGATAGTGGAGTTTGGGCTTACGCCGGCAAGCATATCGAGGCTGGCAATGAAAGATAATGACAGTGACGGATTTGATGACTTTATAGATGGCTAAGGAAAGGAACATAGCGGAGAAGTATATAGATGATGTCCTCAAGGACAGGATCCTGGTATGCGAACATGTCAGGCGTGCTGTTGAGCGTCATGTCAGGGATCTTGAGACGGGTGTGGACCGTGGCCTTGTGTTCAAGCCACAGAAAGGAGAGCATGCTCTTAAGTTCTTTAACTTCCTGCGTCATTATAAAGGCGAATGGGCAGGTAAGCCATTTGTCCTTTCTCCCTGGCAGGCGTTTATTATCTACGTCATCTTCGGCTGGTATAAGTCTGACGGCACCCGCAGGTTCAACTATGCCTACATTGAAGTGGCCCGTAAGAACGGAAAGACTACCCTTGCGGCGGCCATTGCCCTATACCTTCTCATTGCCGATGGGGAGCCAGCAGCTGAGATCTTCTCCATTGCCACCAAGTATGGCCAGGCATACAAAACACTGGAAGAAGCAAAGGGCATAACCAGTAAATCAGTGTCGCTCAAGAAAAGACTTGGAGTATCCAAGCACTCTATATATGATGAGCTGTCCATGAGTAAGTTCATAGCACTGGCAGCTGATGCAAAGAAAGAAGATTCGCACAATCCTCACGGAGTTATCAATGACGAGTACCATGCTGCTCCTAATGATCATATGTACAACGTGATGAAAAGTGCTATGGGTGCCCGCCGGCAGCCGTTGCTCGCCACTATCACAACCGCCGGCTTCAACATCAACTCAGCATGTTTCCTCCTGCGCAAGACCTGCGTGGATGTACTTAAAGGTATTAAACAACAGGACAATATGTTCGCCATAATCTTCACCCTTGACCAGGATGATGACTGGCATGATGAGAGCACCTGGATAAAGGCAAACCCGAATTTAGATATATCAGTTAAACTAAGCTATATAAGAAATGAATATAAGAGCGCCCTGAACACAGAGACTGAGGTTGTCAACTTTAAAACAAAGAACCTGAACACATGGACCAGCTCGGCCACCCAGTGGATCGATGACAGTGACTGGACGGCATGCAACCTGGGGAAGGTGACTAAGGAGATGATCCCTGAGTTTTCCTTTGCCGGCCTTGACCTTGCCTTCACAACCGATATTGTGGGCACGGTGATCCTGTTCGAAAAGGAGGGGTTGTTTCATCTTAAGCCTTTCTTCTGGATCCCGGAGAAGAAGATGAAGGAGCGGAGTGACTTCGTTGACTATGAGCTGTGGTCCCACCAGGGATATATCAAGGTTATCCCCGGACCGGCTATAGATAATGATACGCTTATCTCCGACCTGATGGAGATCTACCAGGAGTGGAAGGTTAAATCTATAGGCTTCGACCGGTGGGCAATGAATATATCCGGTGTATCTAAGGCACTGAAAGATGAAGGCCTTGTTATCAATCCTTTCGGCCAGGGATGGCAGAGTATGTCTTTCCCGTCGAAGGAGCTTGAGAAGATGGTCCTGCAGAAGATAATCAATCATGAAGGTAACCCGGTCCTCCGGTGGATGAATACCAACGTGTTTATCAAGCGCAACCCGGCCGGTGACATCAAGATTGATAAAGACAAAAGCCAGGATAAGGTTGACGGCATGGTTGCCACGGTGATGGCGATCGGTGAGTATCTGACATGGAAGATGACGGCAGACCAGGATATTAACGAACTTTATAAATATGGATTCTAAGCTAACAGCATCTGAGCGTGAACTATTAACTGTCAGTGGGTTTATGAGGGCCTACTACCGTAACCTGTCCGAGTGTGAAAGCTACCAGGAGGCATACGAAGAGACCGAGAAGAAGTATGTTGCCTTGTTTGGCAGGCGCCGGTATAGGAACTATGAATCCTTCCGCAAGACACGTGACAGGATAATGAAATTGTAACAGGAATATACGACATGGCAAGACCCGACAAAAAAGGACTGGATTATTTTCCCTTCGATGTGGATTTCTTTGATGACCCGAAGATTGAAGCAATTAGTGGTGAGTTTGGTAGCAAGGGAGAGAGCATCACGGCAAGACTCCTCTGTGAGGTATACCGCAATGGTTACTACGCTGAGTGGTCCGAACAACTGATGTTGAAGATTGCTAAACGCAGCAATTCTTCCCCTGACCTGGTAAACCAGGTAGTATCCAGGTTGGTTAAGTGGGGCTTTTTTAATAAGGCTGTATTTAACAGGCTTGAGATACTAACCTCAAGAGGCATCCAGGCGCGCTATCTGGAAGCCACAAAGAGAAGGAAAAATAATAACACAATAGACCCCGATCATGACCTAATTAATATTAATGCTGACATTAACCGAATAAATGTAGACAATAACCGAGTTAATGTAGACAATAACCCCATAAAGGAAAGTAAAGTAAATAAAAGTAAAAAAAGAAAAAATACTAAAAAAGAAAAGCTTGACCTTTCCTTCCTTCCTGATAAATACAAAGAGATCTGGTCAGAGTGGCTCGACTACAAGCGTGAAAGGAAGGATCCATACGAGACACAGCGGGGCATGAAGGCTGCATTTACTCACCTGGTCAATCTGTCTGATGATAACCCGGCCGTCGCGCAGAGGATAATACATCAGTCTATCCGTGAAGAATGGAAAGGGCTATTCGAGCTAAAGGAAAAAAAGCGCAACGGCTTCAGGGATGATAAGATGACAGAAGCTGTGAACTACTTGGATGAAGTAATGAAACGTAATAATTCGGTAAGCAATGGAACATAGTGCGACACTTAAGACATACCTGAACTACACTGTTGGTGAAGTCCCCAGGGAGAAGCTCAGGGAGATCATCGACGAGCTTTCGGCAACAGCGATGGTGAACATGGGGGGAAATGAAACAACCATTCCTCTACAACGCATCATTGAATCTATCACCATGCTGGTGGCCAAGCAATATTACGAGCTGCCAATAAGCAAGGTGGCGAGCGCTTTCTGGCGGGGATCCCTGGGTGAACTTGGCGGAACAACCAGGTTCACTCTCCGTAATGTCAACCTGTGGCTTAAAGAATCACACCAGCAATGGGGAGAGGAACATATCCGCGAGATGAGCAGGAAGAACCGCGAGAAATATGATGCCTATGAGAAGGCGGACCGGGACGTGATCACTGCCTGCAGGATGAAGATAATGTGGAGGCTTGATAAAAGGATCACTCCGGATCAGAGCGATAAGATCCACGTTGAGGACATCGTACACAGGCTGCGTGACGGCTTCCGTGAACGAGATATAATACCTGAAATGTTTCTGGCTAATGAGCATAGACTGTAAACCACACATAATACCCGGGCTCGCCCATCAGCAGGTGAAGATACCCGTGAGCATCACCGGTAACCTTGTTCCGGATCCTAAGTTCTTTAAACTGCTTGGCCCGCTTACAATGGGTGTGATCCAGAAGAAGGTTGCTGACGAATTTAATATCCCGGTTAGAGATCTTATATATGGGAACAACAGTCCAAGGTACTCATTGCCGCGAATGGTGTCGATGTATATGTGTGAGAAGTACCTGAAGGGCAAAAACCTCACAAGCATTGCTATAGCCCACAATAAAGACAACCACAGCTCGGTGAACTACTCACGCAAGAAGGTAGAGGGGTTTATGGATGTTTATCCTGAGTTCAGGGAAAGGATTAAGAGGATCCATGCCGAGATCCGCAGGCATCAAAACTCAACACCGGCCTTTCCGGATAAGTGGAGGCATAAGAGATAGTTTTCCCAAACAGCCAAATGTATGATTATTTGATACTTGGCATTTTCAAGATTTTCCCAAAGCGGCTCACTACAGGAAAAGGTGGATAATTCGAGGGATACTCTCCCCCTTCACATTTTCCATATTTTATCATATATTATCATATATTATCATTTATTGACTTATAAACGAAAAAAGTTTTGATTGTTAATAAATATGGAACATTGTTCCGTAAAAAATGGAACATTGCTCCGCACCTGTATTAAAATAAATGTGTATAATGGCTGTAGAATGATCGACAAAGATCGAAATTTAACAGCCAATACACATGTCATGGGAATTTAGGCTTTTTGGGAAACCAATCGTGAGTTTGAGCAACACTCTGAGCAAAAGATCATCTTTAGTGAGACTGGATGATCCTGAAGGGTGGAACAAGCTGTTTGGAGAAACAACAAACACTGCAGGGATTAACGTTACCCCTGACCTTGCTCTTAATCTTACTGCGGTATATGCTTGTGTGAGTATAATTTCACGCACAATAGGGCTGCTCCCTTTTAACATCATGCGCAAGCTTCCCGGCGGAGGGTCAGAAGTACTAAGGGGCGACAGGCTCCATTTCCTGATAAACCGCCGGCCCAACGGAATGATCAAAAGCTTCACCTGGAGAGAGACGATGATAGCGCAGGCCCTGCTCAAGGGTAACAGCTATAGTATCATACGCCGCGATACCAATGGTTACCCTATGGCATTTAATCTTATCCAGTATCCATCCAATACAAATATAAGGGAGGTGGACGGTGAATTGTTCTACCGCTTCCCGGAGCTTAATCAGGATTGGATACATTCATATGACGTGATCCATATCAAGGCCTTCACGGCGGGCAAAAACAAGGGAGTGATAGGCCAGTCGCCTATCTCTATGCTCAGGGAATCTATAAGTGGCGCCCTGGTAGCACAGAGGTATGCCAACCAGGTCTTTTCAAAAGGAGCATCAAAGAAGCTGGCCATAAAGATACCGGCCGGTCAGAAGCTTGATGATACCACGGAGCAGTTGATGCGCGAAGACTGGGAAAGAAGGCATGCCGGTGTGGATAATCTTTCCAGCGTGGCTTTTCTTCGTGGAGGTGTGGATGCTGAGGAGATAGGTATAAGCCCTGAGGATGCCCAACTGCTTGGATCAAGGCGCTTCTCTATTCAGGAAATTGCAAGAATATACAACATGCCGCTGCATAAACTACAGGAACTGGAACGTGCCACAAACAACAATATTGAGCAGATGGCAATGGAGTTTATTGACACAACCCTTATGCCGTGGGCTGTCGAGCTTGAAACGGAGGTTAATGACAAGGCCGTTCCTTTTTCTCAGTGGGATTCAGTATATTCAAGGTTGAATCTAAACGCCCTCCTAAGGGCTGACAGTGCTGCAAGAAGCAACCTGTATCGAACTCTGTACTACCTGAGCAGCCTAAGCTCAAATGAAATTCGCGACAAGGAAGATCTGCCTCCTATAGAGGGTGGCGATCGCACCTTTGTACAGCGTAACCTTATTCCTATGGATAAGATTGATGATGTGATTAACCATGAAATTAAAGATAAAAATGGAGAAAAAACCGCTTGACAAAAGAGAGAAAAGGTTCATGCCTTTTGCCCCTACTCTTGAGACAAGGGAAGTAAATGGGGAAAAGAAGACATTTATAGTTGGGCGCGGGGTTCCTTTCAACAGCCGCAGCAAGAGGATCAACGACTGGTTCTATGAAGAAATAAATCCCGAGGCACTTGACAATACCGACCTGGAAGATATGATATCAACCTACAACCATAGTCTTAACAACTACCTGGGCAGGATGGCCAATACCACACTTAAGATTGAGAAGAAAGATGACGGGCTGTGGTATGAGGTTCAGGTGCCTAACACAGAGACAGGGCGCATGGTGACAGAGCTGCTCGAAAGGGGTGACATCCAGGGATCCTCATTCATATTCGATATAAACGAAGGAGGAAGCGAATGGAAGAAGTTGGATGATGATTCCGAGCTGAGGATCGTGAAGGACATAAGAAGGATCTATGAGATGGGGCCGGTCCTTAACCCGGCATACGTGGAGAGCACAGCCGAGGTTGCCAGGCGCGACCATGATGATTTTTATAAGGATGAGAAGCCGGAGGGAGGTGACCAGGAGGAAGAAAGCAAGGAACCAATTAAGCGAAATATAGCCAGGCGAAGGCTTGAGCTACAGAAAAGGAAACTGAAATTTTAAACATTAAATCTTAGTAGCATGAGAAAATTATTCTATTTCTTGATTCTTATTACCGGGGCTGTGTTACTCACTGTCCTGGTTGATGGGTTTGCCGCTGCCGGGTTCTGCCTGGCTGCACCAGTAGCACTGGCAGGGGTCAAACAGAGTACCGTGTTTAAGCAGGAGCGCTCGGAGCTGGCCAAAGAGTTGGAAGGGCTCATAGAGGCAGCCGAGAAAGAAGAGCGCGACCTGAATGAAGATGAGCTTAAGCGTGAAGGTGAGATACAGACACGCTTCGATGAGTTGGAAGAACTTATTGCCAGGGCCGAGAAAAACGAGAAGATCCTCAGGATTGCTGCCGGCAACCCCGGGGCTGATGATCTCTCTGATAAAGACAAGCGTGACCTTTCGAAATATTCATTTCTGAAAGCCATACGCTCACAGCTGCCTAACCAGAGGCTTGAAGGCCTTGAGCTTGAGATGCACCAGGAGGGAGAGAAGGAGATGCGCGATGCCGGTGTATCAAAAGATATTACCGGGATCATCATACCTGAGAGGATCCTTAACCTGGGCCAGAAGCGTGCATATAGTGCAACGGGCGGATCCAGCG